TTTGTTCGGTGGTTCGGTCGCAGTCTTGAGATAGAAGACTGTGATCCATCGCTGTACATGACGAATTATTTTTTCGACCGTTTCGAGTATAATAAAGAGCAGCGTCTTTGGTTGACGTGGTTGTATGGTAACACCTACTATTGGCCAACCTCTTACGTGATATGGAACGAGTTTCCTGATATGGAACTTGTTGGTGTTGATCGTCTTAAACAATGGAACGATGAGAACTACAAACGTCTTCGGTATCAAACAGACACAAAATGGAACAAGGGACACTTACCCGCCATGTTTGAGTCTTATAAAGATTTCGTTGGTGTTCGTTCTCAGCGTGAGGCGTTGACCGAAGGTTTCGTTGGAGAACCGATTAAAGACTTTTATACTCTTTGGAAAACTACCAACAAATGGCATAAGTTTGGTAGATATACTTCTTGGTTCTATATCCAAACTCTCAAACAGTGTTGTGATATTGACATCGATGTCGACAGTCTTTGGTTCCATGATCATAGCGGTAGTCGTTCTCATCGTAACGGTATGTGCCTTGCTATTGACAAACCAGAATGGGTTGATAAGAAACTTGATAAAGAGCAGATCGATTTCCTCGAGGGAGAGGCGAGAGAAATGCTACAAGAAACGAGGTATAAATACCCACACGTTGCAGAGAAAGCGGACTTCTTCGCTATGGAGACGTGCCTCTGCTCCTTTAAAAAACTGTTCCGTAAGTCTCGTGGTCGTTACCTTGGTTATTACCTAGATAGGCAAGCAGAGGAAATTAAGAAGGTTGAAAACGATAACTGGGTTGGTATTGATTGGAAACCTATGTGGCAAGCACGTGAAGAGACCGTTGATAAACAATGGTTGACTAATGAGATAAAAAAGTATAAAATGGAATGGTACTTAGATACTGGAGACTTTGAACAAGTTTCTACTGGACTTGAGGAATTTATGGTATGAAAGTAATTATAGCGGACAAAGTATATAAGAGTGATCATAAACTCGGTACATATATGGAAGATACCGACTATGATCTGTTGGTTGAAGAGGATATGGATTTCTATGCTCCGATTCAAGAACTTGGTAGAACAGAACCATCAGAGGAAGAATGCATCTTTAAGTTTCGTAAGAATCGATTCACCAGAGAAGAACAACTCGGCGCGTATGAAGGTTTGGTTAATGCTGCGCTACCAACTCAGAACAGAGGTCTTGCTGCTGGACCAAAGGGTGAGCGACAAGGTGGACGTAATTGGTGTACTGAAGAACAGATAGAGATCATGGAATACTTCATGACCGGAACTAAAGCATCTCTCTTTGAAGAAGATGGAGACCCGATTGAGAATATTAAGAAACGCCATGCTGAAGCAAAAGATCCATCAGAAGCGAGAGGTATTGTTTGGATCAAATCTAAGATAGAAGAAGAAGGATATGATTACGAGAAATTCTTCGACATTAAGGTAGAAGAAATACTTAGACTACCTGTTCAAGATCAAGGACCAGCAGCAAAGAATTTATTTGAAGAATATGTTTCAAACACAACCTACGCAAACCAAGTGTTATCAGGTATTGCTGGGTTTTTTGATCGGTATCCTCGTATACCATGGGGTCGTGCCACCTCTTATACTGAACATAATCGTGAGACCTACGAGCTCTGTTATCCGTTTATGCGCAAACTCTCGAATGAGTTTCAGCGACTCTTGCCAGAACGGTTTGATGTTCAGAATAATGCGGCAAAGAAACTCGACCCCAGATTTAGAGTTGCTGGCGAGGATACACCGTTCACTACTATTACAGTGAACAAAAACTTTCGCACCTCCGCCCATCGGGATGCAGGTGATTTGCATGCAGGATTTTCAAACCTGTCGGTGATCGCGAAAGAAAGAGAGTGGGAGGGAGGGTACTTGGTTCTGCCAGAATATCGGGTCGCTATTAATATCCGTCCAGGCGATTTGTTGCTGATCAATAATCATGAAGGCATCCATGGCAACACAGAACTAATCCCTCCCGCTGGTAAGACTCTTGAAGAAATGGAACGTATCTCTCTAGTTTGCTATTTTCGTGAAAAAATGCTAGACTTGGGTAGTTGGGAATATGAATATCTACGTAGATCGTTTGTTGACGATCGTAGGACAAACAAAGATCACAAACTCTATCGTCCTCTTTGGAACGGTGTCTCTGCAAATATGTGGGAACAAACAGAGTGGTATGATTATGTCAAGAAAAATGGTAATGAAGATATGTTGAGAAGGCATCATCCCAATGCTTTAAAAGAATCGTCATCACTTGAAGAGTTTTTTGGATAATGAGAAACATATTTGCAATTGGCGGTATACCAGGAACGGGCAAGACTACATTAATGAACGCGATAATGAAAAGTATCGCCGATGATTGGGTTGCTGAGAAACCAGTGGATCTGCTCGACTCGATATATTCTAAGTCGCGTGATACCTATGTATTCGGAAAGTACTCTCCTTACTATGATGCTGAAGGATACGCGCAAGGCACCGATAAACTTAGCATGGCGGTACAACCAAAAGCGATTGAGTTTATCAAAGAAACCAAGTCTAATATTCTGTTTGAAGGTGACCGACTGTTCACTGCCTCATTACTTGAAGTTTGTGTTGAGTTGACAGACGTTGAGACTACCATCATAATCCTCAGTGCAGATGATATTGAAAAGCGATACGCGGAACGAGGTTCAGTACAAAGCGAGAAATTCATACAAGGACGTAAAACTAAGTATGATAACATCGCAAAGAATTTTTTCTTATGGGATAATATTGTTGAAATGAAACATAATACACCTGAAGATACACAAGCAATCATCTCGTTAATTCATAAGGAACAAGATCATGAAGTATAAATTTAACGAAGATCAATTGGTCAAAGAGTTACAGGAATATGTCGACCGAACCTACGATCAACATTATGCAACAGACAAATATCAGGCAACTGATATTATTATCGACTCTGGACTAGGAACTGGATTTTGCCTTGGTAATGTTCTCAAATATGCGAAGCGATATGGCAACAAAGGAACTCCTGCTGATGCTCGCAAAGACATTATGAAGATTCTTCACTATGCTTTAATTCAGTTACATATTCATGATCAAGAGCATAAGCAACAATCCGAAGATCGTAACCCAGCATATGGACCTTATCCTGAATACAATTCAAATTTGCGACAAGAATCAGAAGCATACGACAGATCATATGCTAAACGATTAAATGACGCTACACCTGAAGAATGGAACGGCATCAATAAAAATGGATAAGACCGAAGAAATACACGAGGTAGCGAAAGAAAAATATAAAGAAAGTCAGATGAGTAAAGCTGGCAGACTTGCCATGGAACTTAATGCTGAGAAAAAACGTCTCAAAGAAGAGATGGAAGAACTCCAATCTCAAGTTGAAGATATGTCGCCGGTTACGCCAACTGGCACACTTGATAGTTATGTAAAATGGATCGCTACTATAGCAGGAGTTTCTGGTGTTTTCTTAATGAGTTCAGGACTGAGTTTGGAAGGGCAGTCTGCCTATCTATTAGCATCATGCAGTTGGACATACGTTGGCGCTGCTTGGAACGATAAGGCAATTATGATTGGCAGTTCAGTAAGCGGAACTGCAGTATTAATGAACTTAGTAACTGGTGTGCTATAAATATCTTTTTTAAAATCGGAGATATGTAATGCATGAATATAGATGTAAAATTAAGAAAGTAGTTGATGGCGATACTGTCGATGTCGACATTGACCTTGGTTTTGGTATATGGTATCTTGATCAGCGTGTTCGCCTTTACGGTATTGACACACCTGAATCTCGCACAAGAGATAAAGTTGAAAAAATCTATGGCAAAGCAGCGGGGAGATATCTTAAAGCAATGCTCGGAAAAGAATGTACTATGAGAACGCACAAGGACGCCAAAGGTAAGTTTGGTCGCATCTTAGGTGAGTTTGTTGTATATGATGCTGACTCTGACGCTTGGCGTAGTGTTAACCAACTGATGATTGAAAATCATTTGGCGGTTGCCTATCATGGTCAAAGCAAAGATGATATTGAAGAAGAGCATTTGAAAAACCGAGAATTGTTAGAACCTACTTTTTTATAAGAGAAATGAAAGGATGAATATGTAATGTCTAAATCTAATGTAGTTGATTTTGTTGCATACAAAAAATTTAAAGAAGAAACAATGCAGCAAATAGAAGAATCTAGTAACATTTTATCAGATCTTGACGAACATGAGTTGTCGGGTTTGCTTAAATTTTTAGAGGGACTTGAAGATTCGCCAAAAGTAGAGTATAGTATTACTGTTGAAGACGCTTCTTCTTATACTTTAGACAACCTTACTTATTCTATTGATTATCCTAACGATGAGGATTAATGAAAAATTTAAAAACTCCTTTGCGATATCCTGGCGGAAAATCCAGAGCAACCAAATTTCTGTTCGATTATTTGCCGAATGAAATAGGATCATATCGCGAACCGTTTTTGGGTGGCGGTTCATTTGCTATCGAATTCTCAAAACGCTACCCAGAAACACCAGTTTGGGTGAATGACATTTATCTTAATTTGTTTTGTTTTTGGGATCAATTACAAAAAAATAACGAAGCACTTCACAGTGCAATTCTTTCTAGGAAGATGCAAGCAGAATCTTATGAAGACAACACGAGAGCGCATAAAGAACTTTTTCTGGAAAGTCGAAACAACCTTGGAATGGTTTTGGATTCTTTTAGTCGTGCTGTATATTTTTTCATTGCCAATAAGTGTTCCTTTTCTGGTCTGGGTGAGTCTAGCGGATTCTCCGCAGCAGCAAGTCGATCAAACTTCTCAATCAGAAACATCAACAACCTGCCAAAATACTTGCCAATAATTAAAAACTGGACAATTACTAACCTAAACTATACTGAATTGTTAGACTGTGAGGAGACCGCATTTATCTTCGCTGATCCTCCATATGATATTAAATCATTCTTATATGGTAA